CAACCGGGATCTGCATGACCGCTGCGCCTATCTCAACAGCCTGGAGATCCGCGAGCTGATCTACAAGGGCACCAACGGCACCGACCTCACCGTGGGCATGATCCCCGAGGCGGAGTTCAAGGGCGGGGACGAGACCAGTTTGCAGGGCATCGTGTTCAACCCCAACATCCCCACCGAGGAGTGCTTCATCACCCCAATGCGGGGCGCGGCCGAGGGGATCGTGCACGCCTCCAAGCCGCTGAGCTGGAACGGGCAGCTCATCGACCGGTTCTGGATCCGTTTCAGCGGGGGCAAGGCCGTGGAGTGGCACGCCGAGGTGAACAACGAGGCGCTGACCCAGATCATCACCATGGACGAGGGCAGCGCGTACCTCGGGGAGTGCGCCCTGGTGCCCTTCGATTCGCCCATACAGAACAGCGGCATACTGTTCTACAACACGCTGTTTGATGAAAACGCCGCCTGCCACCTGGCCCTGGGCGAGGGCTTCGCGGATACCATTCGGGATTTCGAGCACAAGTCCCTGGAGGAGTGCCGGGCGCTGGGCGTGAACGACTCCATGCTCCATGTGGACTTCATGATTGGCACCGCCGATATGGCCATCGAGGCCATCACCAGGGACGGGCGGACCGTGCCGGTGTTCAGGAACGGGAACTGGGCGGCGGAGTAGGAGACGGGTGATTGGGGGACGACCTCTCAGTCAGCCTGACGGCTGACAGCTCCCCTGGGAGGGGAGCCAAGGGGGACGACGATCGTCCGGCATTCTCCATTTTCCATTTTCCATTTTCCATTTTCCATTCTCCATTCTCCATTTCCATCGCAGTTGGACATTGAATGACAGGGTTCAGGTGTGATAAAGTATAAACTGCCAAAGCGGCCAGGGGGTGATACCCGGGCCGCTTTGGTATGTTTTGGAGAGGAGGGATTCATGGAATGCCAAGGCGAAGGGGCGGGCAGCTGCCGCGATTCAGGGACGCCGCGGAGATCGAGGCCAGGATCGACGCCTATTTCCAGAGCTGCGCCGGGGTGCCGATGCGCGAGGAGGACACCGGGAAGGCGGTGCTGGACAAGCGGGGCAAGCCGGTGATGGCCGGGGAGCGGCCCGCGACGCTCACGGGGCTGGCGTTGGCGCTGGGGTTCAACACCCGCACCGACATGCTGCGCTACCGGGGCAGGGCGGAATGCGAGGCCGCCATACTGCGCGGGCGCTCGCGGCTGGAGCAGTACGCCGAGGAGCGGCTGTACGACAAGGAGTGCGGCAGCGGGGCGCGGTTCGTGCTGGAGAACGGCGGACTCAACGCGCCGCCCGAGGACGGCGACGGCGCGGACGCGGCGGTGATGGACGAGATCTCCGCGCGCATGGCCCGCGGGACGGAGGACGCATGACCGGCGAGCAGGAGGCGGCGTATCGGTTTCTGACCCTGCGGCCCGCGGAGTACGGGCGGATGCTGGGGTACGGGAAGCTGACGACGCTGCACAACGGGTGGATCCGCGAGATGCTGCTGGGGCGCGGGGACATGACGCTCCAGGCGCACCGGGGGTCCTACAAGACCACCGCGGTGGGGGTGGCTCTGGCCATTCAGCTGATGCTGCGGGGGCGGGAGAACTGCATGTTCATCCGCAAGACCGACGACGACGTGAAGGAGGTCCTCAGGCAGGTGGCGCGAAACCTGGAGCATCCCGTGTCCCGGGCGCTGTACAGGACGCTGTCAGGGCAGGCGCTGAAGGTGCGGGACAACGCCACGGAGATCACCACCTCCGCCTATCGCGGGGTGTCCGGAGCGGCCCAGCTCATCGGCATCGGCACGCAGTCCTCCATCACCGGCAAGCACGCGGACCGGGTGTTCACCGACGATATCGTCAATCTCCAGGACCGCAGGAGCCGCGCCGAACGGGAGCGGGTCAGGGAATTCTACCATGAGCTGCGCAATGTGGTCAACCGGGGCGGGCGGATCGTGAACACCGGCACGCCCTGGCACAGGGAGGACGCCTTCGCGTGCATGCCCGAGGCCGAGCGGTGGGACTGCTATCAGACGGGACTGATGGGACGGGAGGAGATCGAGGCGCTCCGGATGGGGATGCCGCCGTCGCTGTTCGCGGCGAATTACGAGCTTAAGCACATCGCGTCGGAGGACGCGCTGTTTGTGGAAGCGCCGGCGTTTACGGACGACCCGGCGCTTTTGCGTGACGGCGTGGCCCACATCGACGCCGCCTACGGGGGAGGGGATTTCACCGCGCTTACCTGCGGGCGGCGCCGTGGGGATCGGCTGTACCTGTACGGGCGGCTGTGGCCGGGGCACGTGGACGCCGCGCTGGGGGAGGCGCTGGAGGCGTGCGGGCGGCTCATGTGCGCGCCGGTGTACTGCGAAAACAACGGGGACAAGGGATACCTCGCGCGGGAGATCGCGCGGCGGGGCTTCCGCGCAGGGGTGTACAGCGAGCGGGAAAACAAGTACACCAAGATCTCCACCTACCTGCGAAAGTGGTGGCCGCGGATCGTGTGGCTTCGGGGGACCGATCGGGCGTATATCGACCAGATCATGGATTATACCGGGGACGCCGGGCACGACGACGCCGCGGATTCGGCCGCGTGCGTGTGTCGGTATCTCGATGGAGCGAGGAATTAGGAATTGGGAATTGGGAATTGGGGTTACGGGGAACGACCTCTCAGTCGCGCTTTGCGCGACAGCTCCCCTGGGAGGGGAGCCAAGGGGGTTACGGGGACAACTCCCTCAGTCTGCTTCGCAGACAGCTCCCTCGGGGAGGGAGCCGGAGCGGCGGCGCCGGGCTATTTTTAATTCCTAATTCCTAATTCCTAATTTCTAATTCCCAATTACAGGAAAGGAGTGTGCGCGTGGTTACTTATCAGGACTATCTGGAGGCGGCGGATGTGGCGGAGTTTGTGGGGCGGGCCATCGGGCGGCACATGGCCGGGGCGGAGTACAGGACGGCGGTGGACGCGGACCTGTACGACCGGCAGCGGAACGTGACCATCAACAGCTACACCCGGCTGATCCAGGACCGGGTGAAGGCCCCCGCGGCGGACATCACCGCGGCCAACAACCGCATCGCTTCAAACTTCTTCCACCGGCTGAATTTGCAGCGGTGCTCGTACCTGCTGGGAAACGGGGTGAGCTTCACGCGGAAGGAGAAGCGGGTCAACAGGGACGGCGTGGAGGTGGTGGTGGACCTGACCCGGGAGCGGCTGGGGTCGCGGTTCGACATCGACCTGAACGAGTGGGGCTACAAGGCGCTGATCCACGGGGTGGCCTTCGGGTTCTGGAACCTGGACCGGCTGTACGTGTTTCCCATCACCGAGTTCGTGCCGCTATGGGACGAGGAGACCGGGGCGCTGCGGGCCGGGATACGGTTCTGGCGCCTGCAGCCCGACAAGCCCATGTCGGCGGTGCTCTACACCGAGGCGGGCTACACCGCCTTTAAGACGCCCAGAGGCGCGGGAGGACTGCGGCTGGAGCAGGTCGGGCAGCCGGAGCCCTACATCGTCAACCTGCGGCGCAGCCGGGCCGACGGCGAGGCTGTGGTCGGCTCGGACGGGTACGGGGCGCTGCCCATCGTGCCCCTGTGGGGGTCGAAGCTCAGGCAGTCCACGCTGGTCGGGATGCGGGAGAAGATCGACAGCTACGACCTGATCCAGTCGGGGTTCGCCAACGATCTGAACGACTGCGCCCAGATCTACTGGCTCATTGAGAACTGCGGCGGCATGACGGGCGAGGATCTCCAGGAGTTTTTGGACAACATCCGCTACAAGCACATCGCCAAGGTGGACACGGCGTCCTTCGGCGGGGACGGGCGCTCGGCGCTGTCGCCCTACGTGCAGGACGTGCCCTATCAGGGGCGGCAGGCCTATCTGGACGGCATGCGGGCCTCCATCTACGAGGACTTCGGGGCGCTGGACGTGCATGCCATCGGGGCCAGCTCCACCAACGACCACATCGACGCCGCCTATCAGCCGCTGGACGAGGAGGCGGATCAGTTTGAATTGCAGGTCATCGACGCGGTGCAGCAGGTGTTGGGGCTGATGGGCATCGAGGACACGCCCATCTTCAAGCGCAACCGGGTGGCCAATCTCAAGGAGGCCGTGGAGGCGGTGATGCTGGAGGCCAAATATCTGGACACCGAGACCGCGCTGGATCTGCTGCCCAACATCACCGTGGACATGAAGGCCGGCATCCTGCGGCGCATGGCCCAGGCGGAGGCGCGGTGATGGAGCTCGTGGACAACACCCGGGCGGCGCTGGACGCCCTTCGGGAGGTAAAGGCCGGGATACTGGAGCGGGTCGGCAGCCGCTGGGCGGGGTACGCCGCGGGGCTGGCGGGCGGCGGGGCGCTGGGCGAGAGCCTGGAATACCGGGTGGAGGGGGACGCGGTGGCCGTGGGGTCCGCGCTCCACACCGCGCCGTATGTGGAGTTGGGGACCGGGGCGCTGTACACCCCCGCGCCGGAGTACGTCCGGACCGACCCGGAGTGGCTCCGGCGGTACGGGCCCGGCGGCTCGGAGAACCGGGGCAACGCCCGTTCGGGGAAGGACCACTGGGTCTACTTCGATGAGGACGCCGGGGTTTTCCGGGTGGGCGGACCCACCGCGCCGAGGCCGTTCCTCGCGCCGGCCTTCGAGGAACACCGGGACGAGTACATGGCCGAGATCGAGCGGGGGGTGAGGGGGATGGAGTAGGACGGAGGATGAATTGAAAATGGAAAATGGAGAATGGAGAATGGCGGTGCAAATCCTTCGGATTTGTCTGATTGCACACTATGAGTGAAGCTGTTATGTATATTACGGCTTTTTTAATCCAAGAAATCCGCAAGGATTTCTACATCCATTCTCCATTTTCCATTCTCCATTCTCAATTCAAACAGAACCCTGCATAACTACAGGACTGAATGACAACAAGCAGGACCTATTTATATGAAAGGAGAGGATATTCATGGCACTGACACGGAAGGTTTTGGAGGAGCTGGGGCTTTCGGAGGCGCAGGTCGAGGCGGTGCTGGCGGCGCAGGCGGAGGCGCAGGATGAAGGGGACGCCGGGGCGCAGGGCGAGGAGAGCGCCGAGGCGGAAGCTGTGGACTGGCAGGGACGTTATGAGCAGCTGCGGCTGGCCTTCGAGGGGTTCAGGCAGGCGCAGGCGGCGCGGGAGCAGCTGGAGCGCGTGAAGGCGGCGTACACGGCGCTTTTGAAGGGCGCGAATGTGGACGAGCGGCGCTGGGGCGCGATCCTGCGGGCCACCGACCTGACGGGGCTGGCGCTGGACGCCGACGGTTCGCTGATGGACGCGGAGCGGCTGACGGAGGCCATTCGCCGGGACTGGGCGGACTTCATCGTCACCAGCAGCCGCCGCGGCGCGACGGTGCCCACCCCGCCCGGCCTGGGCGGCGCGCGCCGCAGCCGCGACGAGATCATGGCCATCGCCGACAGCCGCGAGCGTCAGAGGGCCATCGCCGAGAACCACGAGCTGTTCGGTTTCTGAGAGAAAGAAAGGAGCGTTGAGAGATGAACAAGGGCTTTGAGATGAATTTGCAGATGTTTGCCGCGGAGGACAACGTGATCACCAGCGCCATGATGGCCAAGGCCAGGGAGGTGGACTTCGTGATGAAGTTCAGCCACGACAGCCTGGCCAAGCTCACCGAGGCGCTGGGCGTGACCCGCAGGGTGCCGATGATGGAGGGCACCGTGCTGTATACCTACAAGACCACCGGCCAGCTGGAGGACGGCATCGTGGACGAGGGCGACGTCATCCCGCTGTCCAAGTACCAGCGCGAGCGCATCCCCATGGCGGAGATCAGTCTCCAGAAGTGGCGCAAGGCCGTCACCGCCGAGGCCATCAAGCAGTCCGGCTACAACGAGGCCGTGCGCATGACCGACCAGAAGATGATCCAGGACATCCAGCGCGACATCCGCGCCAGCTTCTTCGGCTTCCTCACCGACATGACCCAGTACGCCACGCCCGTCACCGGCGACAGCCTCCAGATGGTGCTGGCGCGCAACTGGGGCCAGCTCCAGGTGCTGTTCGAGGATGACAGCATCGAGTCGGTGCACTTCGTCCATCCGCTGACCATCGCCGATTACCTGGCCACCACCCCGGTGACCACCCAGACCGCCTTCGGCATGAGCTACATCGAGAATTTCCTGGGGCTGGGCACCGTGATCGTCACCAGCCAGATCCCCCAGGGCACGGTGTTCTCCACCGCCAAGGACAACCTCATCATGTACTACCTCACCATGGACGGCGAGCTGGCCCAGGCCTTTGACCTGACAACCGATGAGAGCGGCTTCATCGGCATCCACACCTCCCAGACCGACGACCGCGCCCAGATCGAGACGCTGCTGATGTGCGGCATCGTGTTCCTGGTGGAGTACCTCCAGGGCGTGGTCGTGGGCACCGTCAGCGGCTCCGCGAGCGGCGGGCTGGTGCCTTCGGGCGGCCAGGCCGTGGTCGGCGGCTGATGCGATGAACGGGGCGGCGCTTTGCCGCCCCATCGCGGTTTTGGAGATGAGGAGGCGATGGGTTTGGATCTGGTGCTGATGGACGAGGTCTGCGGGGCGATCCACAACTGGTTCTCCGGCACAAAGGACGCGCGCAGGGGGAGCTTCCGCGTCGAGGACGGGACCCTTGCGGGCGTGGCGATGGGGGAGGGGCAGCTGTTTCGGATCGCAGGCTCCGCCTTCAACGACGGGGTGTACCGCTGGCCCGCGGAGGGGCTTCGGGACGAGGCGTTCGACGGGACGATTCAGCTGATGCGTCCGCCCGCGGCGTTTTTGCGGCTGATCGGGGAGATCGAGGCCTGGCGCGAGCGGTACGGCGCGGCGGAGGCCAGCCCCTATCAGTCGGAAAACGTGGCCGGGGTGTACAGCTACACCCGCGCCGCGGGGCGCAACACCGAGGACGGCGACGCCGGGTGGATGGCCGCCTTCAAGGGACGGCTCAGGCGCTGGCGCCGGCTGGCGTGAAGGGAGGTTTGGACGTGGGCCTTGGGATGCTGGAGGATATGATGACGGATTGCGTGCGGATGGTCTGCTCGGGCGGGGACGGCTCGGACGGGATGTTCGGCCGGCCGGAGACCTGGCGGGAAGACGCGCCCTTTCGCGCGCTGATCGCCCCGCCGAAGGGCGGCGAGGGGCGCGCAGGAGAGCGGCCCGTGCTGAAGGACAGCTACGCCGTGGTGACGGCGCGGGGCGTGGGGCTGCGCTACGGGGACGTGTTTCAGCGGGTGGGCGACGGGGTCGCCTTCCGCGTCGTGGGACCGCGCACGGAGGCCCCGGACATCGCCACGCCCCAGCTGGAGAAGGTGGAGGCGGAGAGGTGGGTGATCCCCGAATGAGCGTGACGGAGACCTTTGAGGCGCTGTATCGCTTCTTCGAGGGCTTCGGCCTGCCGGTGTACGCCGAGGGCGACGCGCCCGCGCGGGCCAAGCCGCCCTACATCACCGTGCGGCTGGTGGCGCCGGGCTGGGAGCAGACCGCCGGGTTCATGGCGCGGCTGTGGTACCGGGGGCCGAGATTCGACGACGCGGCCCGCATGGCCGACGCCATCGGCGAGGCCATCGGGCCGGGGACCGTGCTGAGCGTGGAGGGCGGCGCGGTGTGGATCTACCGCGACGCGCCGTTTGCGCAGTTTATGCCCTTCGAGGCCGACCCCATGCTCAAGTGCGTGGTGCTGCGGCTGAAGGTGCAGGCGCTGGTGGCGTGAGGACGGAATGAATGGAAAATGGAGAATTGAGGTATTACTCCGGCAATTAAATATTGCCATTTTCGATGGTGTCCTCATCCAGTTCCCGATACGGAGCCAGCGTGGGGTGATCGAAATATGATTTGACGTGATCCGGATTGTCTGCCAGGGAAGTCATGA